GAATACAGCTACCATCTTCAGCGTTAGCTTCCGGATCATAGTTAAACATTGTTGCGTCCGTGCAACCGTAGACGAAAGGTATACAGCTATCATCGTCAGTATTAGCGGCCGAGTTGTAGTTGAAAGCAAGTGGGTTCGTGCAGCCTAACACTACAGGTATACAACCCTCGTTATCAACGTTTGCTTCTGGGTTATAGTTAAATGCTTCTTCGTCCATGCAACCGAATACCGCTAACGTCTGACAGTCTCCGTTATCGTAATCAGCTTCATAGCCTTGTGTATAATATTCTAAGTAACCTGCTTGAGTACAACCAGCCTGGTAGTAGCAACTACCGTCTTCTGTGTTTACCTCAGCGTTATAGTTCTGTGCTAGCTCGTCTGTACAGCCATAGCTAAATGGCTCACAGCTATCGCCGCAATAAGGTATAAAGCTATATGTAGTCCAGTTAGGTTCATCAAACGGCTGTAACGCACCTTGTCCATTATCAAAGAAAGGATTTGTACCTTCAGATAATAACGTGTCACCAGCTTCGTTAGTGATCAACACAGAGTTGTGTAACGTCTGAAACGCTAGCTCTTGCGCTGACTGTTGAGCATTACCTTGTTGAAAATAATAAAGCTTTACCTCTGCGTCAGAGTCTAAGTTAATAGTCCATGACTGCTCAAATGAACCAGGACCCATGGTAAACAACCATTGTTGATCACCTTGTATCATACCTAGCTTTGAGTTGCCCCAACCATCACCACCGTCATCTTCAATAGTAACGTTAATAGCACAAGGGCTATTGTTGTCTGATATAGTAGCTAAGGTATCGTAGTTAAATGCTTCAGGGTTTGTACAACCCCACACATGTAGCGTTTCACAAGTATCTTGCACTGTAGCTAATGGGTTATAATCTACATAGTCATCGTCCATACAACCAGGTACATCAGGTGTAGGTGGGCACGGCTCAGTAAATATAGCTCCAGAGTACATTGTACCTCCGTCAAACTCTTCAAACGCTAGATCATCTAACTCCCATAATACACTATCACAAGCTGTAATAACACAAGCGCCATCTTCACCACCTGACGCAGAGCCGTTAAGTCCGTCACCAAACGTATCTACTAGTATCAACTCAAAGCCTAGTGATACACAAAAGTCATATGTGTATGTAACAAGTTGATCACCGAAGTTATATTCACCAGGTAATACCTGTTCGTAAAACTGACCAACAGCTAAATCAACTAATGTAAAACCAGTTTCGTTAGGCCAAGTGTCTAACGTTAACTCCATAGACACTAGCGTCTCAGCTGAGTCACACTCGATTACGTTACACGTGCCGTCTTCAATAGTAGCCCATGGGTTATAGTTGTTTGCTAAATCGTTAGTACAACCTGGTACTAGCGGTAGACAGGGGTTAAGTGTAAAGTCTATAGTATCAACCGCTGTAGAAAACTCGTAGTTAGCTGTGTCTAAACCACAAGCATTGTGTAGCCTGTAAAATCCTTCACCAAAACCACAGCATATGCCGTCGCCATAAGCGTCCATAATTACAAACTGATAATCGCCAGCAGGTAGAAACTTTGTTACGGTTAATAAGCTATTGTCCTGGTATGGAGGATTAACAGCAACAACTTCTTCATCTTCGTTTAATATTTCCCACGATGTTTCAGCCGCATAGTTATCTGTCTGTACGGTAATATCTAACCAGCTACCTTGTCCTAACACCGTGCTAGCTAAAAGCCAAAACAGTATTACAAATATATATCCTAACTTCTTCATATTCTACTTAATATTTCTTGTGATACTTCAGCTTGAGTTCTTACTCCATTAGCTATATCTTGTAACATTTGTGGTATGTCAGCCTTTACGTCAGCTGGTAAGTCTTCGTAATTCATTAAAAATCGCTATATATAATTTCATCTACTACACTTTGTACTTCTTTACGCGTAGCTTCCATCTGCATCATAATGTTAGCTTGAAACCTCTCAACCTCTTTACCGTTGAACACAATGATAGTAGGTACTACTACGATCTCATAGTCAGACTGATAGGTACCTTCGTCAATGTTAACGTTCATAACCTCACAATCAGTAAGTTTATCTAGGTAGTCTACACTATTACTAGCGTTCCAGCTAGCGTTAAACTGTACAACGCAAATGTCACTATTGCACATGTTCTGGCTTAGCACTGTACCGCCAATAAGCATGAATAGCATTAACAGCAGATATGTTAATACAGTCTTGAAGTTTAACGTCTCTTCCATGTTATTGTAGTTTATCTATTTTCTCTTCGATACGATCTAGATCTTCTTTAAGCTCAGACACGTCTTCTTGTGTAGTCATAATTGTCTGACGCACTAGTTTATCTTTCATATCAAACTCCATGCGAGTTACATCTGGTGGTAGTGGTTCAGGTAATTCTTTTGCTAAAGCTATGTCAGCTTGTAGCGTAAAATACATACCAATTAAAGCAGCCAAACCTGCTGATGCCATACCTATTGTCTTGAGGTCTAATGTTACTTTAGTATCCTCACCTATTTGCTTTGCCATTATTTCTCACCGCATTTTTTACTTGGATCATTAACTTGTCTCCAATCTTCTTTTTGAAACCAATCTCTTAATGTAGCGCCTTTTTTACGAGCGCCTTTAACGTTTGTTTTGCTAGATCTCTTGTATTTACCACTTTTAGCAGCTTTGCGCTTAGCTCTCACAAGCTTGTCACGCTCAGACTTACTCATGCTTCTAATCTTAGCAGCGGGTAAGCAGGTTTTTTTAGTACCTCCACCTTTTTGTTTTTTAAAAGGATTATTTAACTGCTCAAAAGCCATTACTTCTTCTTCTTTTTACCCATTTTACCAGGACCACCAGCTTTAGTACATCTTACACCCCATCCAGAAGCGTACGCGCTAGGCCACACTTTAAACTTACGCTTAGCCGCTGTTTTGCATGGCCCACTAATCTTGCCTTTCATAGGAGAAGTCATTTTAGTTGGAGCTTCCATGTCTTTTATATGATCTTCAATAACTTTAGCTTGTCTACCGTGAGCTTTAACAGCTCCTTGTAATTCTTTAACAACCTCTTTGAGGTTTTTATATTTCATTTTAAATGCCATGATTTTAACATTTCCATCTACGTCTAGCAGCTCGACCTCTTTCACCTGTCCAGCCTTTTGATCTAGCGCAGAACGATTTTCTACGTTTAGCAGCTTTACTACCTGGTTTAACTTTACCGGTTACAGCTGTTTTTAATTTGCTACCAGGGTTTTTACGCCTGTATTCTTTTACACCTTTTGCTGTCATTCCAGCGCCTTCCTCTACAGTTCGGAAGTTGCGGCCCTTGCCTTTTGTTGTTTTTCTAGGCTCGTTACCTTTTTTTCTTTTTTCAAAAGGTGAGTTTTCCTCTGTTTTTAAAAAACCTTTGCCGATGCCGCCGGCTCTACGCCTACCACATGATGTCACTGGAAAAGGATTATTTTTTTGAGTATACGCCATATCTTAGAAGATTACATAGTTTGCTCCACACTTAAAGTTGTACCACTCTCTATTCCAGTACTTATAGTATCTACCTTCAAGGAACACACCTATATGTTTATTAAATCTTTTACCAAATATCAAACCTCCTGAATAATCAAGCCATTGACCATCTACTGTATTATGATACATATATTCACCTCCAGTGTCGTAATGATAGGGTAAAATATTTCCCCATGTGTGGAACCAGAAGTCGTCTGTAAAGTGATAGAAGTCGAAGCCGGCAACCACTGAGTAATTCCATTGACGAGCGAGTTCACTTCTTTTTCTAGCAGTGTATTCAGATAAGATGTTAGGGATAGTGACTGCTTCCCAGACTTCAGTGTTTGTTGCAACGACTGTCCCGTCAGGAGCGAGGTACTCGCCTGTAGTAAGGTTGTGTGAATATCCTTCTTCAATTGCGAGGTAAGTATAGTGTATGTCTCCTGTTGCCAGCTTCCACTCTTCAAGTGGATCATATCCGTAAGGCTCTGAGATACGTTGCGCGACGCCTGCGTGCAAAGAAAACTTGTTACCGAGCTTAAGTCGAAATCGTTGTGATCCTTCAAAGTACTCAATGTCTGCAAACCCGTCTTCAAGGTACTCAACCTTTGCCATAACTTTGTCTCCGATATAGCGAAAAAAGTGGTGCTGGTTAAAAAACTCTCTACCTTGTTGCCTTTCGTATGTAACCTCGCCAAGAAACTCTATACCGTTACGCTTACCTATATTAGCATCAGCAGACCAAGATGTTTCTGATCCGTCATAGAAAGCATTAGCTCTATTCTCATACCCAAATCTAGCGATCTTACGAACACCCATAGATAGACTATAGTCAAACGGTGTAGCTATAGTCTCTTGAGTTAACCCGTCAGTAACAGAGTATATAGTTTGATCTGACACAGAGTTACCTCCGTTAACAGCTGCGTAAAACGTAGAAAACTTAAAAGCTTTTTTTAACTCTTGAGCTTGCAACGTAAAGCAATTTAGTGCTAGTATTAGTAAAAATATTTTTTTCATTGTCTATTTATTTAGGTAAAGTTCCTTTGCGTTTTGGTTTACCAAACCCTTGTTTTTTACTTGAGCCTTTTTTCTTTTTTGATTTAGAATCTTCTTCTTCTATATCTAAGTTCCATTTGCTCCAACCGCTAAACATAAGTATTCTATTCATAATAGAGTGCTCGTTATTAAGGGCTTCTCTTACATTTTGAGTTTTCCTGTAAAGCTGTGCAGTTGGTATATTCGTAACACCCTGTATATAAGAAGCGGTAGCAGACCATTGAGGATTATCTATATCAAAAGTCTCCATTTCTTCTATTTCTTTTTTATTGTAGTTTAATGTTTTTTCTGCATTAACTATTTGCCTTGCTTTAATACCAAGAGGAGGCGAAACATTAAGCATCTCCATAAGAACAGCGCTCTCATCTTTAGCGTGCGCAGGTTTTTCACGCTGCTCAAGTTGTTTAATTACCATGTTTTTTAATGTAGCAGCAACAGCTCCATAAACTCCAGTACCTCTAAGCACAGAGTCGATACTTCCATTAATCATGCGGCCTTTCTTCTTCAATAGCTTTTCATCGTCTTCATCATCATCAAACATTGTTGCAAATAAAGCGCTTTGTAAAGCGTAGAATATAAGGTTTTGTACCGCTAGATAATAAACTACTCTTGAAACATTAGACAAGTCGTTTTGCAACTGTGTTGCGTTAGGATTTGTTTTTCTTCTATTTTTAAGATCTAAAAACGCTTTCTTACCAACCCTATTAAACTGAGATGTTACGTTTTGGAAAGCTAGTATAAATTTACCTAATGGAGAAGCCTGCTGCTGTGAAACCATGTCTGGTCTTGCAGACTGCTGTGTTGTTTGCGTTACATCTAAAAAGTCCTCCCAAGCTTTGTTTTCAGCCTCTTTTTTGTTTAAACCTTTTTTAATGTATAGGTTAACTCTATTTCTATAGAACGTAGCGCCACCAGTTGCTATAGCCATACTATCCGCAATTTGCGTAGGTGTAAAACCAACTCTAAGTAGCTCTTTAACAGCAGCTCTAAAAGGATTTCTTGAACCCTGTATTTTAGAAGCTAGCTCTGCACCGTTTACGTCTGTTTGTATACCACCTCTTCTTTGTTTTAAATCAGCAGAATTAAATATATAAGCCCAGTCAGTCCAATATTGTTTTTGATTTGCAAAAGCTTTAGCGGCTGCCAACATGTTGTTGTCTGCAAAGTTTATATAGTTAACAATAGACATTTGCTGCAACACGGCTGATCTCATATTAAAAAACATAACACTACCAACAGCACCATTAATAAAGTTAACAAACTCATTAACTATTGCATTAGTACCACTTGGTCTGTTTCTACCTGTTTTAATTCTATAGAGCATATCTTCTATAGCATCGCGCATGCTCTTACCGTACGCAGCTTCTATCTTATTAAGATTTTCTTTTGAAAATATAATATCAGCGTTGTTGATAAACTCTTCAAAGTATTGCGCTCTACCCACTCTACCAGTGGCTGCTTCAAGATCAGTTCTTATGTCGTTAACCTCCCAAACTTCTGATGGTGATACATAATCTTCTAGTTTAGATATTCTATTTAACACCTCAGCATAAGCTTGTAGCTGTTGATCATTTTTAACTAAATCAACTAAACCTTGTTGATCTGTTTTACTTAAGCCAGGTATAGTGTGACCATGTTTGTCCCACAAGTAAACTCTTATAGCGTCTTGGAAAGTAAAATCACCTTGAGGTACTTCTTTATTAAATTTTTTCTTTACATCTGGAAAACTTTTGTTAAGCTTTTTATAGTCATTAGCAATAGCTTGACGAGCTGTGTCTAACTCTCTGTTAGCTCTATTAAGAGGTCTTAATAAAGATTTTTCAAAAAAGTCTCTATGAGCGTTTCCTTTTTCTCCTTTACCCATAAAGTTATAAAGTAGCCCTACAAAATCTTCATGAGACGGTGGTACAAAAAATCTAAACTTACCTTTATCCTTACCTCTTTTACGGGCTTTTGTGTCAGAAAATCTTTTTGCTGCGTCTATGCCTGAAACCTCTTCAAGTATTTTGTTAAAGTCTACATTCATGGACTCGCTAAACTTTACTTTAGCTTGCTGTACTTTAGATTTAACGTCAAACTGATTAAGCATGTTTTTTACAGCCTTTACGTTTTGTATAGCGTCATCAGCAAAGTAAAAATCATTATAACCTTCAGCAACTTTTCCAGCAATCCAATCAGCTTTTGCTTGAGCAGTAGAGTTACCTAAACCAGTAATATTTTCAATAGGTATTACTAATCCATTTGCATCTAAAAATTCTTTAATAGCAGCCTGTGATTCTGGAGCTCTTGCCGTAAGTATAAACATATTTTTTGTTCCAAACTTACCTGCTAGCTTTTGAGCCTTAGCAAATAAGGGTGCTGTTTTGCCTTCAACTACTTTGTTAAACTCTGAAAAATCAAATGTATAACCTTCAGCTAAAAGGTCTGCTCCTTGCTTAGCAAACTCTTCTGCGTTTAACTTACCAGTAACGCCGTCAGGAGTTGTGTATAAAACGTTAGACCTAGTAGTTGCTAACGTGTCGTCAAAATCTAGAACTGTAATGCCTTTAGGCTTTCTAGGTATTCTACTATTACGTATAGCTTTTATTAGCGACTGATTACCAGTGCTCATGCTTTCGCTAAACTTAATGTTTGCTACATTTTCGCCATATGTTTTTGTTTTAGCACTTGGATCTAAGCTTTCAATAGCGTATAAATCCGGATGCCCAAATGTAGACATGTTATAGTAACGACTTGTAGAGCTTTCGCCAGGTCTATATCCTACAGGCATAACATGTACTAAGCCCATGTTTTCAAGTATCTTGTCCATAGTAGCTGGTATTACAGCTACGGTATACTCTTTAAATAAGGCGTCTAGATCAACAGCACCATCGTTCATATAAGCATTTGTAATTTGCATAACCATGTAGTTAGTAGGTATCATATGCTCATAACGTAGCTCTCCAGTATATTTCTTACCAGCTTTATCTTTATATATGTAAGCAAGATTTGCTGCACGCTTAAGTGGAGACTGCATGTTACTGCCCATACTCATCATAAGCATTGCAAAATCTTCTTTGGTAAGCGCTCCTTTTTTAATTTGATCTTTATAATGTTGCGCAATATCTTTAACAAACTCTTCAGAAATTTTAGCTTGTTTTTTTCTAGCTTTATAGTTTTTGTCTGACATAGCAGACTTAGAAGTTTCAGACAAAAGAGATGTATCTATTTTATTACCATCTATGTTTTGAAACTTAGATAGACTACCCTTTTTAGTAGTTTTTATTGTTTCGTCGCTAAAAACTTTTTTTATTACGTTGTCAACAAAATCTTTTTTGCTGTCAAACACCTGATATCTTTGAGATCCAAAAGACTCACCTTCTTTTAATATTACTTCTACAACAACCCCTTCTTTATTAACAGTAAAATTACCTCTACTAATTTTCGAGCTAGTCGCGTACATACCGCTAGCGTGAACAAGCATCATAAACGCTTTTTCTTTACCGTACTTGTTTATTAGTTTTTTAGCTACAGCTACTACTTCAGCTCTTGCTCTATTTATATTGTCAATATTATCGAAGCTTTTTGATAACTGTATAAACTTACCAGCGTCGTCTTTTAAATCTAAATACTGCGCTAGATTCATTTCAAGCTCAGCCGCCTTTAGATTATCATATAAGTATTCGTTTAAAGTTTGCTCAGGCTTTGTTTTTACATTAACATGTCTTTCGTTTATGTCGCCATATCTACTAGCTAACTTAAATATTTCTTTACCTAATTTTGTTGTTTTGCCAGTTGTAAATATATCTCCGTAAATATTTTTAACAGCGTCCATAACCTGCTCTTGATCTCTAACATTTACGATTTTTAAGTTCGCACTTAGTAGTGGTAGATTTTCGTAAAAATTAGCTAGCTCAGCGTCAGTTAAACCTTTTACAACAGCACTAAGTTTAACAGTATCAAAGCTTAGTTTTTCACTTTTTTGGCTTTCTCTAGCTTTATTATATAACCTAAGCTCAGCTTTTAAAACCTCGCTTAAGTCGTTAGATTTCTCTGATATTACTTTATCAATAGCTTCTGCTGTTAAATCTGCAGAAATAAACTCAGCTAATCCTCTTTGTCTAGCTAATAGTGTAGTGTAACCACCTTCAGTAAAATACTTAGTCCACTTAGCCTTTGTAGTCGTTATGTTAAATATACCTTTTCTATAATAACTATCTTTTTTAAGGCCTGGTTTGTCAGACTTTCTAGTAACCCTTTGCTCCTCACCAATTTTTTCTATATCAAATAACTGATTGTACTTTTTCTTTATAGTAGTAACGTCGAGTCTATTTATATAGTCTTGATAGTTAAGAGCATGATGCGCTTTGTATTCTTCACTTACAACTACTTTACCACCTACGTTTCTAATAGCACCCATTTGAGCTTTAACCGCTTTAGCAAAGTCTTTTGATACAAGCTTTTCTATTTGTTCAATTAAATTTTCTGGATTTTGCTCTATTAAATCATTTATTTTATTTTCAATTTGACTAGATATAACGTCTTTGTTGTCAAGAGTAATATCTTTTAGTGACTTAATTTCTCTAGCTTTTTTAACTCTTTTAGTATCAGCTACAACCTCTTGTTTCGGCGCAGCTATTGTTTCAGCCACAGTTCTGCCGCTATCGTCTTTAGCATCGATCCTTGTCTCTTGTTTTTTCCTTGCTCCCTCTACCGCTAGCTCTTTAGCTGCAACTAGCTTACCAAAGCCAACGTTAGCCATTAAAAACTCACCAATAGTTACACCCTCTGTACCGCCTACTTTTCTTTCAGCTTTCGGATCATAGTTTATTAAACGATCGGTTACAGCTTCAATAGTCTTTTGAGTCTTTTCAGGACTCATGTTTAAGCTTCTTATGTAATTGTTAATAGCACCACCAGGTAGCATAGTGTTATAGATTTTATCAAAACCTTTTCTTCCACTAGCTTGAAACTCTTCTTTAGTATATTCCTTGCCTTCTGCCTCTATGTTTCGCTTAATCTCCTGCTCTATAGCATTAACAGCTTCAACAGCTTTAGATCTATTCTTAACAGCAACAGACTCTTTTACTTCTCTTTCTTTATCGTCAGCGTCTACACGGCCAGTAGGTGTTCTACCCGTGTATCTTTCGCCAGTGCCGTTAAAGTCGTTATACTTTTGTAAAAACTTTAAAGTATTTTCAGCGTTAAAATTACTGAAGTCTATATCACCTACTTTTTGACTTGTACCTTTTCTAAAAATATCTTGAAGCAACTCACCCATAGCTGCTAAAGTACCACCGTTTTCTATATTAATATCTTTAGTCTGCACGTAATTTAACGCGTCTGAAAGCGATGTAAAAAACTCTTCTTTACCTATCTTTGTGTCTAATCCCGTACCTTGCATTTCGTATACCGCTAGCTTTTCAAATAAACGCGCCTTTACTTCTTGCATTTTAGGATCGTTGCTTTCCCGTATTTCCTTCAACGCGCCTTCAATAAAAGAGTCTAGCTCTTGCGCTTCCATGCCATCAAGTACAAAGTGCAATATCTCGTGGTGTGCTACGTTACTAGCAGACCAATCACCTTCTCTTATGTTTTTCCTAACGTTATCGTTAACTAAAATCGCAATATCTCCTAAATTAGCTCCGTTAATATCGCCATTTAACAATCTTTTAAGATGCTCTTCCCCTAGTCTATCTTGAAGTTTATTTTTCTTTATATAATTTTCAGCTTCAGTTACAGTTTCAAAAGTGACAACTTTCTTATCTTTAAAGATACCTTCGTTTTTGTTATTAACCCAATTAGCAATTCCAACACCAGTAGTTAAATAGTCTTGAATTAAAACTTTATATTTATTTTCGTCTTTAAGCTCTTGTAGTTTGTCTTTTTTTCTTTTTACCTGTATCTCTTCGTCTGTAGTGTATTTGCCGTAGTTTTCTTCACCAATCTCTTTTTTAGTTTTTTTGATATTTTCTTCTAAAGCATTAATTTCTTCCTCAAGTTTTGTTTGCTCTACAAGGTTGTCAATAACTTCACCTTTTTCTTCGCCGTCTAAGTTTTTAAGTTTCCTGTTACTAACAAGTTGTTCTGCGGCCTCTAGCTCTCCAAACAAATCGTTTCTTGTTCTTTTATCTATTTCACCAGCTTTAAACAGCGCATCTATCTCTTCTTTCTTTTTATTTATAATACCTCTTACAGACTCAGGATCTCTTATACCTTGAACGTGAGATATAGTTTCTTGTACACTAGTGGTAATAACATTACCACCTGTAATTAAAAAAGGAGTTGTTAAAAAAGCTTGACCAGCAGCCTCGCTTATTCTTTTTATATTAAATGAAGTGTCTTTAAAATCTCCAGTAGCAATACCAACATTTGTGATGCTTGACACCTCTTGCAAACTTTCTGTTATAGACTCCATAAGAGAAGCTTGTGTTAACTCTTTACCAGCTGATTTCCAACCTTGGCTAAGAAATTTCTTAAAATTACCGTCAAGCAACTTCCTTAACATGTCTTTTGGTAAAAATTTTGTTCCAGCTTTAAGCACAAAAGCGTTACCAATAAGGTCTAGACCGGCAGTTTGAAAGCCAGTTCTTACAGCAGCATCGGTATTAGCCTCCCCTTTGTTAACGATATCTAGCATAGCATCTGCTTTTTCTTGATCGTTCAACGCTGACCATTTCTGCATTTTCGCTTCATCACTATCACCAGGAAACATTTTGTCTCTGGCTATTTCCGATACAATCTCAAAGTACGCTCCGCCACCTTCTTGCATATACGTTGAGCCACCCATCGTAAGTATAGCGCCTAACATTTGGACACCTTGTGTTCCAATCATACGCCAATATTCGTCAAGAGTTAAGTCAGGATCAAGTACGCTTTCACCAAAAATAGTAGGGTGAATTACATCATTTAAAGATTTTTGATAATCCATCGATGTAATAATATTATCTCTAATATCTTCTTCGTAAAATTTAATTCTATTCTCTAAAACTTGTCTTCTTTCGCCAACCGTATATTTTCCTTTTACTCCAGAAGTTTTTTCCCAGTTTTTGTTAAAAGCAGGCATATTAAGATCTGGTCGTTCTTTGCTATCAGGTAAATACGTAATTACTTCTCCACTAAACTTAAGTATCTCATCATCAGCTCTACCTTCTAGACTTTTTAGTTCTTTTGCGGCATCTTCAGCTAAAGTGCTAACTTTTAACGCTTGCGCATTGTAGTACGATTGCGGTATTTGATAAATACCAGTTATATAAGCACCTCTAAGCGTCTTATTTGCTATAGGAAGGTCTTTTATTATTGAGCCTACAAAACCTTGAGAAAGAACTGCATCTTCTTTTTCTACTCTAACTTTCTCTTTTATAGCACCGCCAAACCTAGTGCCAACACCTTGGTGAATTGAGTTTATAGTTTTAGCAAGATCTTCGTCTACAAGTAATCTATTATACACTTCTTCACTAAAAAGTTCATTAAACTCTTTCATAAAGTTTTCTTGACCTTCTTGTGTAGAAATATCGTGTTTAGATTTTAAGCTTTCTGCCAAAGACGTCAAAAACTCGGTATCTTCACCTAGTGATTCACTAAGAGATACTGCTGCTTTGTCAACAGCCTCACTATCAGCTTTTTGTAATATACGATTGGTGTGATCAAGTAGTTCGTCAGAAGTTAGTTCTGCTATAGTTTTTGTTGATCCGTCTTCATTTTTAAAAGATATCTCGCTGGTGTCAGCTAAACTCCATCCGTTAGAGTATTCCGCAGAGTTTATAGAAGGGTCATCATCAGCGTGCGCTTTAATGAAGTCATTCATTTGATTTGCCATCTTATCACTTGCTCCAGTGGCAAATCCAAAAATATCAGCGTTGACGCTAAATGTTTCTTCTGCTCCATCAGGAGCTATTACTTTAACGTAGTCAAGACCAGGTACAGCCTCTTCAAACTCAAAGCCTAAACCACTAAATCTGTTTTTCAACATTTCTACGGCCTTACCTTCACCTCGTCCTGTAATGTCACTTGTAACTTGAGGTAATGTAACTTCGCCAGGTGTTGTAGTAGCTACAGGCTTATTGTCTTCAGCAACTTTAGAACCTAATCCAAGTAAAGAAGAAAAGTCTTCAACATTTCCTCCGTAGCCTGCTGCTGCAGAGTTTTTGTGAGCTAAATTTAACGCTTCTTGATTGGTAGATATAAGTTCAACGAACTGTTCTCTAGTACCACCATAGCCATTAGCTTTAGCGTCTTCAAACGCTTGATTTAAAGCTTCTTCGTTCATATTACTTTATCTTATTATACTCTTCTAGTATGTTCTCGCTAGTAAGAGGCACGTTTCTTGCTCTTAAGTTTTCCGCAGCTTGCTGCATAAGCCGATCTCTTTCTTTATCTTTTTTTGATTTGTTATCGTCAGCACTTTTAGCTGCCCCAGAGCTCGTCTCTGTGCTCGTTTGCCCAGCGGGCTTAGGAGTTGTACCTAAAAGCTTTCTAACCATCATGTCTGCTTGTGACGAGCTAGCAAATACTCGTTTACCGTCTATAACAACCATAGCGCCCCAGTCTGACTGAGTGCCTTTGTCATATCTTCCACTTCCAGCGTATATCTTACCGCCTTTACCATCTGTCCAGTTTCCTGACTTTTCATCTCTTGTCCAATCGTTAATGTTAAATACTTCATCAACGTAGTTGCTAGGGAACCCTTGCGCTTCTTCTTCTTGGTTAGTATCAAAGTTTGACCAGTTTCCAGTACTTTTACCGCTAGACTTAGGAGTAACTAAATCTAAGAACTGTGGTTCAGATATACCTAAGCTTGATACAAATGATTGAGGGCCACCGTAAGATAATCTTTCTTCACCATCCTCTCCTTCAATCATTTCATACCATTCATTTTTAGCAGGATCGTATGTGAATTTAGTACCTAACATAGTAACACTCGTTTCTTTACCATCTACTGATTTACTAAGAGCATTATATAACTGCATTGCTGGCCCGTGCTTTAAATATTGATCAGTGCCTCCGATGTATAAGCTATCTTTTGTTTCTGTCCAGAGTTTAGTTTCGTCTGTTGTAGTTGTTTCCTTTTTTAAGTTAGATATTCTCTCATTAAGCGCATCTATTTTATCTTGAACCTTGTCGTTAGCACCCATGAGTTCTCGACCTATATCAAGGCTTCTTTGACCCTCTGTGTCTGTAAACCATTTAGCAGCAACGCTAAAAGCAAAATCTCTATCTTCTGCTGAAGGTTGAGTTAATGTTTTTACAAACTGTATGTAATTTTCTTCTGTGCCAAAATCTTCTCTAGTTATTTTTCCATCAGGTTTACCGTTGTCTCCCTTTGTATCTAGCTCAGGTTTCATTTCATATAAAACAGAAAATATTTGAGCTGCTACCTCGCTATTAGGGTCGTGCAAAGCTTCATAATAACTCATAGGTTGACCAAACATTTTGGCAGTAGTAACACTTGAAAAACCTGAAGCATTATTTTTAAACAATTCTAGCAAATCGTTTTGCATCTTACCAAACAACATCTCTTCTGTTAAGCCTCGAGTATTTTTAGCAGTTGATTTAGCATCGTTAAAAATTTTATTGACATCAGCAATTAAAGCTGTATCTTTAACAACAAGCATGTCGTTTAATTCAGCTAAAGGTACGTGATCAAACTTTTCACCGTCTTTAGAAGTAAACGAAAATGAAACTTTACCGTTTTCTTTGTGTACTTGAAAATTTGCATCTGTATCGTCTCCAGTGTAATACTTAGCAACTTGCCCTATAAAATCTAATGTACCAGCACCAGTTAACACAGGATCGTAAGCCTTAGTTTGAAAATTAGTAATTAACTCTTGAGACTTTTGTGCTGTAGACTGGTTGTCTTTAATGTATTTATTAACGTCATATAAAAGATCTTCTCTTTTTCTTTTGTTTTCCTCGCCATACAAACCTATTCCTTCTAGTTGATTTCTATAATCAGCTAATACGTTCATCATTTCATCTCGTTCGTCTCTGTTCTCTATAGTACCATCATTTATTTGAGTTGCAAGTTTATCTATTGCACTTTGAACACCATCGTTGACACTATTTATTTCTTTCATACTTTCTTCAAAGTTAGTAGAAATATTTTCCATCATGTCTTTATAGTCACTGATAAAACCAGTGGCCATATCTTTCATGTCAAATGGCTTTTGTGCTTCAGCAAACTTACCTGCTGCGCTTACTATCGTTGCGTCTGCTTTTATATTCATGTTAGTTGCCATTGTTTAGTTAAGAAAGTCAAGGGATATATCTCCGTATGTATTTGTCGGTAATCCAGTTACTTCAGTTCCTCCACCAACGGTTGTTGGAGTAGAGATTGTTCCTCCTGATCCTGAGTACGCAAAAGGATTAGTAGTTGTAGTACTCCCGCTGCCCATGTTGTCAAATAGACTGTTAAAATCTATTTGATTAGCAAAATTCATCATCATCTGATTATTAGCCATTTGCATTTGCGCGCCTAGCATACCCATCTGCATTTGATTTGCGTATGCACCCTGTACGCCAGCCGCTGCACCCGCTGCCTCTTGGAAACCAACGCCCAGTAAAGTAGCTTGCCTTTGCATCTCTGCTTGCTGGACAGCCATATCGCCACCTCTTCTAGCCATCTCAGCTTGAAATGCCCCTTGTCTTTGTAGCTGTTGTATTCTTGCGCCACCTTGTGCAGCAAGTCTTTCGTTCATAGATTCTTGTCGAGCTATATCAGCGGAAACTTGTCTCGCTTGTATAGTACCTTGTTGGGCTAAAGATTGCGCTAAACTAGCTATACCAGAAGCACCAGCGGCGCCACTTAGTCGCTCTAATATATTAGCCCTTTGCTGAGTGCCTTGCTCCATTTGAAACCTAGCAGCGTCTTGACTTACTGTTAAATCTTCAAACGTGTTTTCCATGTTTGCAAAAGGATTTTCAAGACTTGCGTATGGGTTAAAAAACTCGAACTCTCTATATCTTTGGCGCTGCTCTTCGAGTTTAGCCATAGCTTCTCGCTGCAATTGTAGCTGCGCTTCTGCTTGTTCGGCGGCTAGCCTTTGACCTTCTTTCGCTGTCTTATTAGCTTTTTGTTGCCCAAATAGACTTACAACTGCAGGTACTACTACGTTCCAAGGAAATGCCATTTTGATTATTATTTATTGATTATTATAGTATACTATACTCATATATAGTTACATTTTTTACTTGTTATTTACTACTTACCGTTATTTCTGAACCTACTGAAAAAAGCTCTGCTGGTTGTGTAGAGTTGTTTTGCAATGTTACAGTTGCGTAATACCCTTTTAATGAAGATACGCTAATCAACTCGTCTTTAGCAAACGCTATAATATCTCCTTGGCTCATAGGTATGTCAGCATCTATCTCTACATAACTAGGTCCTATAGAAACTACTCTACCAGCATAACCCATGTTGTTTGCTAATGTTTCACCTGTGTCTGATATATTTGTTGTAGAAGAAGATACGAATAATCTATCTCCTATGGACACAGAAGAGTCTACTATTGAGTTTTGTAAGTTTATTATCATGTCTGTGTTCCTATAGTTATAAAGTTATCGAGAAGAATTTTTATCGTGGCATTTGCCTTTGGAAACTGAAAAACCTCAAGACTCATTTTTGTAGTTATCTTTTTTGTGCTACCTTTAAAACGTAATTTAGTACCATCAATTAAGGTTTGAGCAGCGCTAACTGTTATTCGGCCAGCGGTCAAGCTAGGCGTGTCTACATTGGTTACTGTATTTGCGCTAGAATTATCAACACCAGCGCCGGAATAAGTATTCCCCGCAGATATACCTCTAGTACTATTTACTTCGATCTGTGTTCCACTACTAACATCTGTTCTTACGGTTGTAGTTAAGTCTTCTTCTGTAGACTTAACGGATCTTAGACGCATAAGCGCCCCGGTAGCTCTAGCTATAGACTTAAATCCCCTTGCGTGAAAAGTCATTGTTATGCCATCAGCAAACGTTTGAGCTCTAGAAAGTGTTATTGTTTTAGTAGGTACGTCAATTTTCTTTATAGTTGGAGTTCCAGACAAACTACTTGTTGTAACAGCAGTAACAACCATGCCTACAACCAAATCATCTATACTGTCTAAAACAACGGTCTTTGAACTTGATATAGCTCCATCAACCGTTTGGGTTTTTTCAAAAACAAAATCTGAATCTAAGATTTGTCTACTTAATTTTAAACCAAAAGCACTACCCGCTGTAGCCGTGTTCTCTACGTCAAAATCTCTATTAACTGTAGCTCTATTTGTTTTTGCTTTTGAACCTGTTAAGTTAGTAAGAGTAGGTAAAGTAGCATAGCTACTAGTATTAGCAGTAGACAGCGAAAAAGTAATAGTTGTATCTGTTACTTGATCGATTTTTTTATTTATAGCACCATTACCATTTGATATAAATGCCTCTGTTTCTTTGTCGGTTGGATTAGGCATAACTATTATATTATAAGACGACCCGCCACTAGGAAAATATATCGGATGAGAAAAAGATACTCCAGATATTTTATTTTTTAATAAAGTCTCTCTAGTTGAAGTTGCTACAAAAGTTCTAGTTTGAAAATTGTAAAAAGTATTACTATTACTAACGACTTGAACTATAAAAGAAGCGCCATCATCTCCAAATATAGAAAAAATTCTATTAGCACCTTCGTTAGGTAATATTGATAAGTCAATATCTAAACTAGTTATTTTTTTTAATACACTTTCTTGAGTACTTGTTGTAGTAGCTTGTGAATGATCAAAACCAGCCATATAACCAACAGTACCTCTAAAAGTATGCGTATGATATCCTTGTAAGCCAATACTCTGGCCATAGTCTATCGCTTGCTGTATAGTTCTAAATAAAGGTTCGCCGTCAATATACGTTAATATATTTTGTTGCGGTTGCGCAGTAGCTGTTTGCATAGGCTGCATAGAACTACTTGTATTTATATTATGATAACTCATGACTCTGTACTTTCTACTGTTCCTAATCCTTGGAAGTTAAGCTTGCTAGCATCAAAACTATACACGTTGCCTGTACCTCTTATATTGTTAAACCACTTACCTTCTTTTTCAATAAACTCTCTTAGAGTTCCAGACTCTAAATCTGTCTGTATACCAACAATATTTTCATTTGCGTTATTAACAACGTGCCAACCAGCTATGGTTATTCTATTGTTTAAATCTATATCAAAGTTAGTTAGTGTTAATTCTTCGCCGTTAAAATCAACTGTTTCTGTATCGTAAGAATAAACCCTTGATTGACTGCCTTCATAAGTTAATGTTTGGAAGTTTTTAACGACCGAGGGATTGTCATTAAGTATGACACTTACAGCGGCGTTATAACGCGTGTTATAAAATGTTCCTCTAGTTTCATTAACATGGTGTTGCCATAAACCACCTTCAAACATCGTATAATATTTGCTAGACAAGCTTAAGCCGCTTTCAGGTATAAATGATTTGAAACTTACCCAGCCTCCAACGCTTTCGCTAAAACTTACCGTATAACTTGGTATGCTAAGACTTTGCCTAAGTTCTAAGTTATCTATATAACCAGTAGTTACATATTGGTCTGGACTATTTGGATTTGGCTTTTTAGCATGAATAATAAGCGTGTTAACAGGTACGCCGGTATCTTGCAATTGATCTACCGGTACATTGTTATCGCCTATTGTAACTGTAGTTTCTACATAACTTGCTACTGGTACCATACCAACTTCAAATACTTCAACAAAACCTTGACCATCTTCATTGAAGTACGAAACTACTATAGCACCTTCGCTAAAGTTTTGGAAAAAAGAAAGATCTAAAACCATACCGTCTTCTAAATAACCAATATTTTGACCTATATATTCTGACTGCGTATTATCTAGAGTGCTTAAACCATATAAATAAGGAAGTTGATACCACCCACCGAGCGCTCCTGGAGCTTGATCAAAATTAATCGTACCGTTTTGATCGTCCCAATATATGTAGTTTTCTGTAGCAAGAAGATCACCACCTATGTTGTCTGTTGGCAGGTTCTGTATTAACCAGTCCGTAGGACCTCCAATAGTAAAATAGTTCGTAGCGTTTGTTAAGCTTATATTATCTATAGCTCCTGCAAAACCGTTTGGACCTGGATTTATTCTTATTCTGTTAGTAGCATTATCATTAAACCAAAACTGCTCGTTAGATACATCGATAATATTATGTGGAACATATTGATCTGAACCTGGAGCCTTGTACTCTGATGTTATGGCAGTTCCAAGGCTATTAAATATGTTAGATACTCTATACTCACCTATCTCGCTGAAATTACCGGCTGCAAATAAATCTGCGTTGTCATTTTTTAAACCTACTCTTAAACTACCAAGTATAAATCCTGGCGCGCCATAATCTGGATTTTCTTTTATTTCGAATTTTAACTGCCAACCATCTGAAGTAGGAATTACAGGATCAAGTTGTTGAGCTAAGGTAGCTTGAATTGCTATAGCTGGTGTTGTAGGAAAAAAGGCGTTCAACCAATTAACTTGCTCATAAGCGTAATAGATGCTAGGAAAATCTAAAAGATCTTGCTGTGTCCACGAGGCTTGATTACCAAACTGACCCCAAGACTCTGGAGCATAAACAGCATCTTCCTCAACAGTTATGTCCCATAATTTTATACTATGGACACGAACTAATGCATCGTCGTAAAATCCAATTTTTAAATTGTTAGGATCAAAATCACCAGTCACGTCATTATCTACATATGTAAATTTACCGTAATACGTAACTATGCCGCTAGTTTCTGCCTCTCCTTCTAGAAGCTCTAAGTGAAGAGAAGAACCGTAATTAATCGATAGGTCGGATGGAATAAAGTTTCCAGTCCAGCCACTTAACGTTGAAGGCCCTGCTTCACCAAAAGACGGAGCGCCATACATTAGTATAGGAGGATTATTTGCAAAGTTGCATCTCACTTCAAGATAGTACACATGACCTTGTTCAAGAGGTTGATCTAAAGCCTGTATAATTTGAGGAATATTATCTGAATTGTCGCCTGTAGCAATCGCCGTCGCCCTCACTCCAGCTGCGAAATAACCGTCTAATCCATCGTTTATTTCTTCTTGAGTTAAATTAAACTCGCTATAGTTTTGGTTTTCTACAGGATTACCTGGATAGTCTAAGTAATTAGTTTGTCCATTACTTTCACCTACAAAATACAGGAAGTTACCATTGTCGTCAAGAACTTCTTCAGCCAAGTTTTGCGGGCCGTATAAATACTCTATGCCGTAGTTTAAATTAACCGAAGGATCATTATAAATATCCACGCTTATACCACCTACTGTTACTTGATCAACAATCTCTGCCGGTATATTTGTAGTCCAGCCTTCAAAAGGACCATGTATAACCTCTGCCCAAGCAGGTATTACTTCGTTAGGTATAGGAGGTTGACCATCAACGGCTTCAACACCATCTTGCGCTGGTGTTTTTAATCTAAACACCTTGCTTATGTTTATATTTTTTATAAACATCTTCATTGGTATATCACCTAAACTACTACTAAACGTGACGTTAGGAGATACAACAAGATTATCTATAATTTTACCTTCTTGATCAGGGTTTACTGTGTCTCTAAACTTAACGTAAGCCACGAATTTAAATAACTGATCGTCAGTTGGAACAAGCCCAGAATACGTTGCGGGAATTATTTGAAATGTGAAGCTTCCAGTTCCTTCTGGATATACATTAAATATAGTACCACCTGGATTATTTTCCTGCAGAGACGGCATGTCTATTGGCAAATATCCTCTACTATTGTAAGGAGTCATTTCTTCTGGATCCAACGTGTAGGTGTATGGGGGAGACCATGTCTCTACTGGGTTATCTAAGTTGGAAATTAAAGTTTCTCCATCTCTAAGAGACACTCTCCATGTAAACGGACCAGACACTTGAGCAGAACTTAAACCAGCTTCATTTAATACACCTTTCCCTGGAATTCCTATAGCGGCGTCAAACTCAATTCTTATTTCTTCACCGTTGAATATTGTATTATTTTTTACAGAAGGAGATAAAGACCCATAAGCTTCACTATTTAATACGTTTTCTGGTACTGAGTGGTTCCAATGCACCCCTGGTCCAGGAAAGCTAGGATCAGCATAAGGACTCCAGTAAGGCGTTCTTATTCCATAAAAATACCCAGGCTGTAAGTCATAAAAAGCAACGCCGTTATTAACTACCGTATAGCCGCCTTGCACGTTAGGAGGAGTTGGACCGACTTGGGAAGGTAAATTGAAAATTGAGTCAACATCCTCACCTCCAAACGCTTTTGATGAGGCTTGAGGTATAGCTGAAGATAGCGAACCACCTATCTGAGAAACAAAACTAAGAGGATTAGTGTAGTCGTCAGCGAATATTACATCACTTGATTGACTTTCAAAAGCGTTTACCGCAAAAACTGTTTCTATAGGATCTTGAGCATCCACGGCTTCAACACCTTCGAATATATCTCCAACAAGTATTTCATGGTGGTTTCTAATAGTAACAGTAGACTCAAGATTTGGGTTAATTAGAATTTGAGGTAAATCTGCCAAAGAAGTGATACCTGGAAACTGCACGCCACCAACGCCAAAAGTACCATTAGCTATAACGCTTTGCTCTATGAAAAATTCATTAGACGCCTCTCCAAACTGAACTGTAGCATTAGATATTAAATTTTCGTATAGCTTTGGTCTTATAGTTATATTGTATTGCTGGCTATATTCATCGTAACTACCTAGCAAATCATTAAAGCTATTTATGTTATCTCTAAACCAATCACGCATGCCTGCATCTGATATAGGCGTTATCCCGTCTTTTGATAGTCTAAGTATAGATGTTCTTTGCTGATCTGCAAAATAAGCTCTATATGACTCAGAAGCAAAAGACTCTGGATTTTGAGATATACCATAATCACCAACGAAAGGTATAGCTTGGCCTAGCACATTTTCTGTTGCAACAAGTTGAGGGTTACCGTCTGCGTTAAATAAAGCATCTTTATTAGCTAGTATCTTTAATACTCTATCTTCACATAGAGCCACTAAGTCCGTATTTCTTGCAAATAACTTTTGAATACTACCGTACGTAGGATTAAGGTCTTTTGTGATTTTTAAACCAGAAATAAACTGATTTAAATTATTCACCCCAGAGTTAGAGTTGTATATACCAGAATATATCAAACCAGATTTACGATGTTCTTCTGAATATGGTTCTTCTAGTGTAGCAGAAGCCTTAGCACCACTAAACAACTGCATGTCGTTAAACTTATCTCTAATTCTATTAGATTCTACTCCGTCACCAAAAGAAAAACAATTATACCAGCTTAACCCCACGGGTAGATCTTCGCCTATAATAGAATCAACAACAAACTTAGTTCTAAAGTTATCATTAATAGTCTGTGTATCCACGTCTATGTCAGCTATTCTTGCGTGAACGTAACTATTATCATATTTACTAAATCTAAATATTGCGTTATTATAATTTACAACTTCATTATCGATAGTGTGAGGAAGGCCAGGGTTTAAATAAAATACGCCAAGTTCTTGTTGGTCAAAACTTTCTAACACTAATTGCTCAGGTAACGATAAAGGATCAACATTGCTTAAGTTTGAAACTTGAACATCACAACCGTTTTGAGCAAATATACTTATTGAATTAAAACTATCTAATCGCAAAGGTAAATTTGCGCTAGCTTCGTAATATATATTTAAATCCGCTAGCTGCTGCGGCTCGGTTTCCCATATAGCTGGGTATGTAAGCAGTTCTGACGATAAAGCTTGGGGTTCAGTTGTAATAAACTGTATTAATGTAGGAGTATCAAAATCTATACCATCAGTAGTATTAGTAGGATTCCAATAATCATTTGGATTTTTATCAACTTCTATAATATAACAGACTCTTCTATTTGAAGCGCTTCCAAAAGAACATATTTTTTTCTTTAGCGCTTCTGCTGCTTCAATTACATCTTGGTTTGTATTACCATTTGCAGCTGCGACTTCCCTAGCCCAGTTTTGCGCTGCTTCTTCAACGCTGTTGTTTGCTTTTTCATACGATTCACCATTCCATATCCATCTCGCTCTCCATGACGTGTGATTGTATAACTTCTTTTTTGAAATACTTAGTATATTATAAACTGTTCCGTTAGGATCGTTGGCAAATCTAAAATCTGTTTGATTTTCTAAATGATCAATAAACTCTTGTATAGCTGGGTTAGTAGAACCAGATAAATTATTACCTTCGTAAGCAGCGTTCCATTGATTTAAATGCGCGTCCAAGTAAGTTGTATCATAACCTTGACCTTGACCTATACCAGGAGAGCCTTGCAAACCTTCACCAGTTACTGTATCATAATGCCCTTCAAACTCAACAATATAAGTAGAAGGATGTTGAGCTAGATTGGAGTCGGATACAATAACTTCGTACGCGGGGTGCCAAGGAGTTAGAGGTAAGTCACCAATAGACCCTTGTTCTAAAACATCAGGTGAATTTGTAAAAATACCACCTCCGTATATACCCTGCAGCTTCGTTGCAATACTATCTTTACCAGTTATATGTACATTAGGTAAGCCAGTACCATCTAGCCAATCTTCACTTCTAAGATCAACACCTGGGGCTAAAAAAGATAAATGTATAAAGTATTTACCAGGCTCAGTACCGTAAGTATTATCTAAACCACCCCAATCTTGGTATAAAGTACTATCGTGCCACCTTCTATAACCAGAAGTACCATCGGCTAAAATATGTTCAGTTTGGCTTGTAATAATACCTTCTATACCATTAATCAAGCGCTCTGGAGTATAATTAACTTGTGGTCTAGGATATAATCCGTGAGATGCATACGTGCCAAAGTGCGATAGAGTAGGTATATGCTCTATAGTTCTAACTAAATACGGATCTCCATCTTCGTCAACAAGATTTAACGTGGGATGCTCTATAAATGGTGGTGCTTCGTCTGGTTCAATTGGTTCTCCAAATATCCACTTATAACCATCATCGCTTCCATCGTATTCAGGTATGCTACCGTCTTGCTCAAAAGGTCCAAACGTTTCGCTAAAGTCGTTTACTATATCTATAAGAGACTTAAGAACTACATCATCACTATAGTTTCCACCGCCCAAATAATAACCAGATCGCCATACTTTTCTTTCCCAATATCCCCAATGAAATTGTTCATAACGAGTGTTTACGCCTTTCCAACCTTCACCTGCTTCTTTAGCCCAGTTGTTAACATTTGGATTAGAAGCTATGAAGTTCATATTATCTATGAAAAATCTATTATCACCCATAGCAGATAATATATTCTCCCAGTCTTCTTGTGAGTTTGGAAGGTCACCAGATTCTAAGCCAGTTACAGAGCTACCGTCACTTGGAAATTGAGAAGGGTCTGCAAGGCTTTGGTTATAAGAGTTTATAATACCCGTAGACTCGTTGTAGTCATCCGGATCATTGTGTTGACCCCATAACCAAAGAGAATTTTGTTGCGATAAAATAGACAGTTGGTCTTCAGCTTCGCCTACTGGCACAGAAGTTAAACTTAAATCTTTTTTTATTTTTACAAAAAATTTACCGCTAAAGTCTTCTGGCGGTCTTTCGTCCCTGCGCTCTACTTTAAACGTAAGACCAAGGTTTAATTCATTATTACCGCTGCCATCCGCTATAGCTTGGTCAACCTCTGTAATTTTCTTTTCTAGTTTAACAACGTAGTTTTCAGCGTCTACAGAAACACTTATAGCCTTGTATCTTTCAGAGTATTCGCCAGAGGCATTCCATGAAACGTAAATATCTTTTACAGCATCTGGATTTATAATTTCGCCATTAGTGTTTGTTACTACTAAAGGAGACCCGTTTAAATTTTCAGTTACCCACTCATCTTTGTCTATACGTAGCGTATTAGTATCATCGTTAGGACGGAAGCCGTCTGAGGCAAGTATATCTTGAGCAAGAGTATCATCAATGTCGTTTTCTAAAGTTCCTAAATTAGAAAACATATATCTAACAGCGTCTGGAGCTTCGTTGGATATATCTAGTATTTTGTATCTGTTATTATAATGTACTTGCTCGGGCTCAGGAGTAATAACTTTTTTAATGATAATAAAATCATCTTCTGTTATTTTGTTTCTATCTGATGACGCAAAAGAAATCCAAGCGTGCGCCCCTGGATTTTCAAAGCTAGTATGCTCTAAACCTGGATAAGCTTTATCCATGATCAAGTTGTAGTACTCGCCAGATGTTTGTTTTATGTAAAACTTATAGTAATCAGCCCAGTCTGGTATGTCAGAAGTTATGGCAGCACTAATCATAGTAGATACGCTAGCGTAATTACCAAGCGTTAAGTCTGACCAACCTATATTTAACTCGGCATTATCAGATGTAAACACAGGTGTTTCTCTACCATATTTATCTCCAAACACAACGCCTAGTCTATAGTTTCTTAATGATTTTATAGACTTTAATCCGCCTGACTGAAAGTCTTGATTATATCTTAAATGTATATTTGCTTTAAGTGAAGGTTGTATTGGTATATCATAACCTTGAGTATAATTTCCATATACTAACCTATTACCAATAATCTCTTGTGCTAATGCTTTTTTAGGTACATTATCATATGCTCTAATAGTTTGTTCTGAAGATAGAGCAGCGTGTATATTTTCTGAATTTACAGTGTACTTACCTTTGTGAGTAGAATTATATCCTTCATATTGAGTGAAACCTTCTTCATTCCAAGCATCACTATCTCTTTTTATATTTGCTATAGAGTAAACTATGGGTGAATTCTCTTGCTTGTAAAGAATATCAACCTGTACTACATCATCTGGTATGTCTGCTGGAACAAAATCATACAAGTCTATTGAGCTTATAAAGTTTAACATAACTTTATTATACGGCTCGTCAATAGAATAAGCGTTAAACTGATTTATATTACCAATATATTTAGGATTAAATATCACATCGGTAAATGGCCCTAGCGCTGAATACTCTCCGTCTACATATTTGTATCTAAAACAGAATCTTGGAAAAATTCTTTCAAATATAGGAGATAAGTTTAAACCCGAAGAGGTAGTTATATCGTAACACGGCGCGATGCTTGGCTTTTTCTTTATAACAGTAACGTGTTCTTCTCTCATGAACACGCTTTCGCCGTCGACAATAATTGTAGAGTGATCGTTAATAGTAGCCGGATATTGATCGTTTTCTAAACCTATATTTATTTTTTTAGGTTCCGAATCACCGTCACTCCAAAACAAAAAGTCATCAATAATATTTATGCCGGTAATGGGCTTGCCAGTAAACTTAAGAAAAGCTTCATATGGAACATTAGGCTCCTCTGACATCGACAAATCAACAGCTATTAACATCGAAGTGTTAGACGCTTCGTCATATCTAATTATTGCCTCTCTATTAACAGCTTTAACAAACCAATATAATTGATTTCTATTTTCATCTGAAATACTACCTACACAAATAGAGTTTTGAGGTACTATAAAGTTGCCGTTAGCGTCCCTGTCTATTCTTAGATTTCCTAATATATTTTGCACAGTACCAACGTCAGAGCCCTCTGATACTGACACATCTATATTTTGAGCGTCTCTATACTGTCCATTAGGAACTAATCTTTCATCAAGGTCTTTATTCATTTTACCTTGAAGAAAGTTGTGTTTAATTTCTGGCATGAATTAGTGTTTTATGTGCTTAGACTGTCCTCTAAGTATCTGAGTTAACTCTTCTATCTTAATATTTGATAAGCGTAGCTTTGCTTTTCTTACAGCTGCGAACTTTTCTTTCTTGTGAAAGGCTAGTCTACCTCCACCAATATTCGATCTGGTAGAAATAATATCATAAAGTATATGCTTATACATAGCATCTTCGGCTAGTTTTGGAACTTGCATTTCAGCGTCTGTACCTAAGCTATCGCTTATATAATCTAAGATTACAGTTTTTCCGTTAATGTTAGAAGAGAAATGTATCCTACCTAAACGCTGGTCAATATAGAAGTTTCCATTCATTTGAGCATGTTCGGGATCAAGACCGTACCTTTCATTAGGATTTAGGTAGTGATGCTCGTATCTATAGTCATCTATAGAGTTTTCAGAAGGAGTGTGAGTTTTGTACGTATTCCAAGTAGAGCTATTAACTTCAAAACCTGGTTCAGCCGAAAACTCAGCTGTAGCGTCTGGATTGTTTACAGTTATATTATCTACTGTATTTATGGCTGTAAATCCAGTAGCAGCTGAATTTGGCGATGACGAAGACTGCACTATTAAATACAAAGTATCGTACCCAGAAACATCTAAGTTGTTTAATTCATGAGTACTAACAGTACCATTGCCATTAAGTACTTGTTTAAAATAATCATTACTTATAAAAGCTGAGTTACCATTAGTTGAGCCTAGTGTTACTTGATTGTCTCCAGGCGTTTCGCTTAAACCAAATCTTACAATACCTACTGAATGTTCACCTGCTGACGACGGAGCCGACACAATGTCAGCAGATATGTTAATTTCTGAAACTCCGGAAACGTCGATTTCTTGCCAACACGCTAGTTGAGAAGAATAATTACTACCCTGCGCGTTAGTGTGCAAGTGGTGCTCAAATGTTAAAGTGCCATCTACAACGCTAACGAAAGAAGGTTCAGTAGGACCGGCCGGCAGTGTCGTGTCTGATCCGCTAAAATTCCAAGCGTAATCTCCTTGCGTAAAGTTTCCATTTGTTAAAAGCTCATATTGAGAAGCCATAAACTCATACGCGCCAGATGCATCTTGATTGACTTGAAATGGGTTTGATGTGTGTTTTGTAGGATACAAAGGTCTTTTAATACCCGCGCCATCTACAGAAGATATTTTAGTATAATTAACGTAATCGTGCGGTAAAGGCATGACTAAACTTGGCGGTAAATCTATCTGCTGCGACTTAAAAGATTTAAACGTGTCAAAAGATAATTCAGCTAACGCTCGTTGAGCATGAAAAGCGATGTCCGCTCTTTTAGCTTTTGGTATGATTTTATCTTCACCTACGTACATAATTTGAAACTGAGTTATTACGTCGTCTAATGATACGAATTGGTAACTACCTAGGTGTTGACCTTCGTAATAATCTTTTTTTGATACTCCGTCTAATAAACCCATTTAATTATGCTTTTTCTTGATTAATAGCGTTAAGTTCTTTATTACCTGCCGCGTTAGTTAGATTAAAATCTTTAATAGAAACTCCAGAAAGCTGTAGTATCTTTAAAATAAGATCTTTTTCTTCAGATGGATGTAAGTAAAAATCTCTAGCATCAGCAGCGGCTGGATTATAAATTGGATCGTTACCTATAAGTATGTAGGTCCATCTTGGAGGTCGAGGTTTAGCAATGTAATGTATTTCAAGATTAGCACCTTCTTCCTGTGTTGATTCAGGGTATATTCTTATATTAATTGAATCACCTTCATCACCCTGAAAAAGAGATCTTGTAAATACAGGCCTAGCCATTGAAGGTGCAGCTAGCGGTGAGTTTTGGTATAAATATATTTCGCTAGCATTTTCCATCTCTTCTGCGATAACGTAGTTTTGATTATCGTAGCTAACTAGTATAGATTCTAGCTTATGCACTGTGTTTTGAGGCAATGTAGTTATACCGTTAGTAGTAGTAGCCTGTGTACTTGTCATGTGCATAGCTATTTTCTCTTCAGTTATATCTCTTAAATCTGAAGTTACAGTGCTATTGCCTACTGGAGCCCGTAAAGCTTGATTGAGGTCGTAAAAGTATTGCTCAAATATTTCGTTTTGAGCGTGCTCGGCAAATAAGTTAAACTCCTGCGGAGTTATATAACCTCTTTGTTCTTTATTGGCTAGCGCCAAAACTGTTTGATAAACTCTGTTTACACTTATTGCCATAATTCGTTATTTATAGTTAGTGACCACCCCGAAGGGTGGCCGCCCAACTAAGTGATTATTAATTTAATCTTTTTTCTATATTAGAATAAACTTCCATACCTTCATCTGTCTTAAACCAAGCGGCAAGCGCAGAATATGGATGCTCATCAAATGGAACTGTCATAAGTTTTCTATCATTTGATCCCCAAGAAAAAGTTCTTTGATCTTGTGATAACTTAATTATTCCCATCTCTGTAGCTTTAATACCAAAGTTTCTAAGCTGAACATTGTCATCATTAACAAGTTCTAAGAATAAACCTGGATTTTTCTTAGCGTACAGTAAAACATCTCGTTTAAGCTCCTTAGAACTCATCTGAGACACCTTAGAACCAATTTCTACTCTCATCACAGCTTCAATCATGTCGATGTCTAGGTTCATAGCTGCATTTAAAGCCTCTATTTCCATTTCAATAACTTCAACTTGATCTGCTGCTTCTTGAATCGGCTTTTGCTCTTCATACTTTGAACCTTTGTGAGGGTGATACAAAGATAAAAGCTTCTGCAGAGTAACTTGATTTCTAGGTACTAATAAAAAACCGTTTTCAAAAGTAATATGAGCGAGTCTTTGATCGCCTTGCATTTCGTCTACAAAACACGTCTTTTGATTTTGACAGTACTTAAGCTCTCTTTCATATCCTTTTTCTTCATCAAAATAGTATATGTCAGTAGCTTTAATAGTAGCTGTTAACGGTCGCCTATTACCAAGAAGATAGTATGTTCTGTCTTTGAACTCCCACGTATCTTTCTTTGGTTTTTCTACAACTGGAGTAGGTTTAGGAGCCGGAGCTTCAGCTACTACAGTTTCTACTTGAGGCTGTTCTACAACCTCTTCTTTTTTCTTTTTAGCCATAATATAATATAATAAAAGTTAATATAAAACTACCCCACCCGAAGGTGAGGTAGTTTCTTAAACACATCTTAGTTCAACAGCATGAAGTTGTTAGCTCCTTGAACGATCAAGCAACGCTCAGACAGGTAGTTTACTGTCATTACGTCAAGATCAGAAGTAGCAGCTCCAACTGAATCAGTGATCCATGTCTTCATCTTACGTGACTCTGTTTGAGAAGCACGGAAGCGAGTGTGTAAGAACGGACGCTTCATGTTTCTTCCAAGAGCTTCATCGTATACTGAAGTTACACCTGCTGGAATAACAACACCGCGGATATCGTTGTATCCTAGACCACCTCTTAAAGATCCATCGTTAAGGTACTTCCAGTCAGACTTGTAGAAGTCGTAAGAACCACGACGGAAACCAGAGAATCCTAGGTTAAGTGCCATATCCTCAGAGTTATCAAATACTCCGTAAGAAGTACCACCAGCACCGTATGAATTCATAGATGCAAGCATGTCGTCAATAGCAAGAGCTGTTGCGCGATTAACAAATAGCATGTTTTCCTCAATAGCACCTTGTCCATCAAACTTCGCTAGGATAGCATCGAACTCAGCTAAGTCAGTAGCAGCATTAACACCAGTGATACCAGTAGAAGTATGTCCACGATCTGAAATAGCCGCGAATAAACCTTCAGTACCAGCAGCGCCATCAGCTGAACTTGCTCCACCTACGTTTGCGTTAGCAGCGTCTTCAATAGTAGAACCAGCAACTGTTAGCTTGCTTTCTAGTAGCGCCATTTCTAAGTAATCCCCGAAACGAGCCATAGTATCACCATTTGCTTTTAGGTACCAGTAGTAACCGTTTTGACCTTCTTCGCCAGAAACTTCAACCCAACCAATTTGAGCTGCGTCAGAACCAGAGATTCTGTAAGTATCCTTAAGGATGATCATCTTGTTTCTAAAAGACTTGAAAGAAGGCTCAACAGCTGCAAAAGTATTAGTCTTGCCGTCGATACCTAAACCGTTCTGTCCTTTACCAAACTCTGATCCGTAAACAAACACGCTAGCGGTGTTACCAGAATCGTCATCGTCTGTTAGAAACCCTGAAACAGCACCTACTGTAGCTGCTTCGTAAGGAAGAATAGTCATTGTTGTTAAATCTGCCGCTACAGCCGATACGTATCCTGGAATAACTGTACCAGCGTTGTCGCTAAGAACTACCGTTGCACCAACACGTACCGCGTGAGTACCAGAAGATGCTACTGTAAATACACCAGCGTTCGTGATATCACCTGAGTATGAAAGGTGTAAACGGCCTTGTTCAGACCATACAACTGAGTCAGATTGTGAAGCTTCTTCAGCTCCTACTTGAGCAAGGAATCCAGATACTGTTCTTTTTCCGTATCTTTCAACCTCTTTGTCCATTAGGTCTGGAAGGTACTGTTGTTCCCATCCTGTTGACCCATCAATAAAATTAATATAATTCGAGTTGAGCGTTAGCTTCGCTGGTGCTGCAACTGGACTTATATTAGGTCCTGCACTTACTGCCATTTTTTCTTAATTTTTACTTTTTATTTTTAATCTTTAATTTAAAAGAGTTTGAATCATCACCTAGAACTTTAAACTTAGGGCCGCTTGTAGGATCTCCTTGATGTGGGCTTCTTGGGCTCATATCAATATTTTTAGACTTTTTAACGCTTTCCTTAAGCGCGTCAGCTTTGCCTTGCTCATAAAAATGTTGAGCAATAGCATCTGCGTTCATAGCTGTGTATAAAGCTTTATGGTAGCCTCTAGCATCTGAAAGTGTTTTGTTTTCATCGACAAACTTTGACATGAAATTATTAATATCACTTTGCTTAGCTTTAGTACCCTCGACATCTTTTACATTAAACCTATATCTTTTCTCACCGACGTTATATTCAAAACCTTTGAACTTGTCATTAAAAAGACTGTTAGTTTTCTTTTCAAAAATATCGCTACTTTGCTTTACAGCTTTGTTGGTCTGTTCAGACTCTTTATTGTATCTATTAAAAAAATCAATTGCTTTCTGCTGTTCTTTAGTTAATTTGCTTCCAGCTTTAATTTCTTCATAGTATTTAGACTTTTGCCCGTCTAAGTAGGACTTAGCCTCGGCAACTTGCTCTTTGAGGGCTAATTTTTTACGTTTAATATCTCTATCCTCGTCCATATCTTCGTCAAATGAAAAACGATCTTCAATAAGAAAATCAACTTCTTCAGAAGATAAATGAGGTTTTGTTCTTTCGTAGTACTCTCGTAAAACTTGTTGATCGTCTAAGTTAGACGTGTCTCTATTTAGTTTTACATAATCTTCAAGATCCCCACCAGTCTCATCCATAAAGTCAATTAACTTTTGTATGTTTTCTGGTAGTGGTTTCCCAGTAGCTTCTGATTCATCAAGAGCTTCCATAACTTCTTCTTCAGTTACGGTCTCTTCATCAGTAACTTCTTCTAATACTGGTATTTCTTCTTGTACTTCTCCTTCCGGTTGTACTTGGTCTTCACTTTGTGCGGGCTTGGCGTCTTCATCGACTCCAACCACTCCTGCGTCGTTAGTGTTACTTTCTTCAGTTTCATTAGTTGGTGGTTTTGACAAATCTATTTTAATAACATCAGGATCATCTGCGCTATCAAATTTACTTAAATCTTGTTCAACTGTTTCTTCTGTAGTAGTTGCTTCTTGTTCTACCTCTTGAATTACTTCTTCAAGGTCTGTTTGGTTATTGTCTTCCATAATATAAAATATAAATTGTTATTTAGGTCCAAAAGCTTCTAAACTAAAACCTTCACCTATAGTATCATTACCTGCTGATTCAAAGTTTTTAGCGGGTTTGTTACCTTTTCTTTGCTCAATCATTTCGCTTTGTTGAGTGGCTTGTATTTTAGTTCTTTCGTCTTTACGATCTTCTTTTTGTTTTTCTCTTTCTTTCATGCCGTCAACTTCCATGCCCTTGAGCTTCATATTGTAATTAAACTCTAGATCCATAAGTTGCTTTTTAGCTTGCATTTCTAACTGTAGCTTTTTAGCGTCAGCTTCGCTTTGCGCTTGTAGTAACTGTATTTTACTAGCGGTTACTGCTTGTTCTTTTTGAACTTCCGCTTGCGCTGCAGCTTGAGCCGCTTGTTGATTAGACTGTGTTTGCGCTTGGATGTTTTGCATCTGTTGCTGCCTGTCACGCTCTAATTTTCTATTACGTCTAATCTTCAATAACTGATTAGCTAGTTTTAGATTCTTTATTTCTCTAATATCAATAGCATCTTCAAGATCTATGCTACTTTGCTGCAACGCCATTTGAATATTATTTTCAAGTAGTTGTCTTTCTTCTTCGTCAGGAGACAACTCAATAAATATACCAAAGTCGTGCAGATGCAAGTCTTTTAGTTCTTCTAGCTTTGCTACGTTACGGTGACCTATTGATTCTATAAACGCTTCTTTTGTAGGAGAATATTCAATAACATCAGATATACGTAGTGAAAGTTTTTCTGCTGTTTCCGCAGTTAAAAATAAACCTGACTGAAGAATATGTCTTGTAGCTGTGTTAGAATTAGCAGCGGCAATTTTTTGTATACCAACTAAAGCGTTTTTATCAGGCATACTACCGTCTCTAGCTTCATTAAGACCCGTTACATCACGGATCATTTGTAGATAATAATTGTAAGTTTGTATTAAAGACTGAAGTTTAGCTCCTTTATTATTAGAATTTATTTCTTGAATTGGTACCTTACCAGGATTCATATCACCTTCAGAAGTAAAACTTCTACCTATAATACTACCCGTTTGGAAGAACATATTAAGAGCTTCTTGCGGATTATAGTTTGTGCCATTACCTAGATCAACCTCTGCTAAACCATCAGCGTCTAAGTAAACACCATCAGGCACCATCTTAGACATAACTTGCTGCAACTTTAAATGCGTCAACTGGATCATGTCGGCAAAACCAGTTATTCTACCTACTAAGCTCTCAACTCTACCTTTATACATACGAGGCGCAACAATAGAGTAATTCATTTTAACTTTGTTAAAATCACTCTTTGATCTAACCATATTCTTACAAAGACCCCATCTTAACAATTTATCACAACCTAGTAAATACACGCCTTCATAAAGAACCTCAATTTTTTTAGAAGCTTTTGTATATTCACCGTTCATGTCTGATGGAGGATTAAAGGCATCTGTTTTTCTTATAGCCTTTTGACCACCAGTACCAGTGGTTTTTATTTTGTAAACCTCACTGTTGTATGTCTTGTAGTTAAAATATAAAACTTCAATAACGTTTCTATCTCTATCTGATCTACTGCCTCTATATCTATAGTTTTTATTCTTAGTATTTTTACTTAATATTTCTTCGATATCTTCTTCACTAAGGTTAGGAAAGTCACGTACCAGTTCGTTAATAGTAATAGACTTTACTTCGCCAACGTAATATATATCATCAAAAAACGGTGAGTCAGTGTAAGAGTAAACCATGTTCGCAGGGTCTACGTATTCAACTTTTAATCCATCAGAAGGATTAAACGATGTTTTTGAAGCGCCTATACCTAACACAGCTAAATCATAAAATAATCTTTTCTTAATTAGCTCGTAGTTATTGCCTTCAAGTAAAACGTTGATAGCTTGTTCCTCAGCTATTTCAATTGCTTGCTTGTATTCTAACTGCATATACAACTGCAGCTCTTCTTGACTACCAGGTAATTCACGAACGTTGCTGCGGCTGGTGTCCATGCCTAACTGCTGCATCATAAGATCGTCAAACTCCCTCATCTGCATGTCTCCAGATATAGAATCTATGAAATTATTTCTTTCCTCAGATCCGCTGGCATCAATAGAAAATGCTTTTATGTCGTACGTTCTTTCAGCAATACCATTAACTACAATATCTACAAACTTAGGTATAATTGGAACAGGTGTCCAATCTAAATTAAGATAGGATAAATCACCGTTTATAGATAACTCATCCTTGTACTTTTGTATAGACTGCTCACCTCTAGCATACAGCCTAAGCTTATGAAAGTTGTTTAAATTAGTAGTATACCTACTAATATTAGCGTCTTTGTGAAACCACTCCGCATGGATAGCTTTAGCTACTTTTCTACCATACTCTAACGAGTCTTTTTCAGCGTCGCTTACGTTTTGCTTTGGAAAATTAACATGTACTGACTCAGCCATATTTTACTTTATTATCTGGGAATTAAATCCTTTGTTATCATATTTAGATATATTCAAATTAAGCGGCTGCTTTTTTCTTTCAGCGTGAGGTGCATATAAATGCCTGTTGCACGCCATAATAGCTAAACCAGTGCTTATTGAAGCATCGTGCTTTGTTCTTTTGTTTATATCAAACTTAGCCCAGTCTTGTAGCGTATCATTGAAATACATAGTGCCGTAATTTCCATCGCCTAAATGACCTACGTGGTCTTGTATATACATTTCAATAGCAGCTGCGTGAGCTTGCTTAATATCTTCACTAGAGTTTGGTATACCACCGACTTCTTTTTCAGCAGTCGATAGTTTGTTCCATGATTTATCTGGTCTGTTCATACTGTAGCCTCTATAACCTCTACGTCGTAAATAATAGAGTAGTCTAGGTTTATTATTCTCCGCTAGTAATGGCATGCCGTAAAATACTAGTGCCATTAACACGTCTTCAAAAAATATTTCTGCGGTTTGTGGTCTCGCTATGTATTCTAGGAAGAACGAACTCGGCGGTGCGTCTTCCATAGAAAATTTTGTAAGTCCGTGTAAAGCTCCTTTAGAACCGCGACCATCAACCGTGCCACTGATATCGTAACTATCGCAACCAAAGGCGCCAACATGATCGTTACCGGGATATTTAATTCCATTTTTAATTATTTGCCTATTTTGTAAATGAACTGGCGGCACCCAGCTTATTTTAAACCTACCTGTTGGATCTGGATTAAACACGACTTTTGTGTCTTTAACTCCGTTAACCCAGCCAAAACTACCTACAGTAAAAGGAGCATTATGCATGCTACCTTCATTATAATCTATTTGTTCGTATATCTTAATTAAATTAAATATACTGTTTTTAGTCTCATCTCTAAACGCATGCTCTTCAGTACGTGGAAACTGCCTGTAAAACTCATTTAGCGCGTCTTGATCATCACGCAAGCCATCAGCTTCATTTTCCCAGTGATCAATAACACCTACGTCTATTAATTCACCGTCTGGTCCATATCGTACATCATCACTTCCACAATTAAAGACTGGAAGTCCGTATTCGTCAATAAATCCTTCATAGTTCCATTCCATTGGGATAAAGAGAGAATAAAGCCCAGACTTCGTTTGTCCATTACGATTTCGTCGTGTGACGTCAGAATCATTGTATAGTTTTTTAAAGTTATCTCCACCCTTGTCAAGCGCGTTACTGGTACTACCCATTAAGCACTTACCAACGATTTTACTACCTAGCCTTAAACAGGTTTTAGTAACTCGCCAGTTGTTTAATATGTTATCAGGCCTCTCCCATTTACCGCTTTCATCGTGTACTAGCAGACTTAATTTTTCACCATCATAGCTATTGTCTCCAGTATTTTTCCAGTCGATCGTAGTATCAAGGCCTACTATTTCTTCAAGCTGCTCGTTACTCTGTATCTTTTTACGAGTAAACTTACTAGCCGGAACTCTATA